TTTGTATCCTGTCGCTGAGGATGCTCCTTTGTATCCTGTCGCTGAGGATGCTCCTTTGTATCCTGTCGCTGAGGATGCTCCACAGTATCCTGTCGCTGAGGATGCTCCTTTGTATCCTGTCGCTGAGGATGCTCCTTTGTATCCTGTCGCTGAGGATGCTCCACAGTTTCCTGTCGCTGAGGATGCTCCTTTGTAATCATCAGAATCCGCTTCTGGTTTTACTCTTTCTTTCGTATATTCAATAGCTGCTTCTACTAATCCTGCAATACTAAGTTTTGCACCAATTTTAATTTTTGTTGATGCAACTTTGGTATCTTCTGATTTTTTCGAAAGCTTTCCACTCTGTTCAACTTCATGATATACACTTTCAGAAGGACTATAATAACTAAGACAATCCAACGGATATTCACAAGCATGGAATCCATTTTCACAAACTAATGCATTGCTTTCTTCATATTCTTTACCTTCCTCATACTGAAAACCTCTGCAAGTCATATCTTTTTTGAATCCTTTGTATGATTTAATAACTTCACTCATATTCTCTATCCTTTCTCTTCAATCATTCCAACATTTCTGTTATCTGTAATTGCATTTCTGATAACTAAACTCATCTTACCGAACAGTGTTTCGATTCTCACTTCTTCTCGGTAAGATCGCATGAAGTTTGAGCTAGCCACCTGTTCATTGTAATTTTTGTCTATTGCCCATGTTCTTAACTGACTAGGGCTGCCAACTGCTTTCTGAACAAGCTTCGGAAGTTTCTCAAATTCTTCATCAGCATAATACCCGCATCTTTTGAGTGCTTTGCTGACAAGCGACCATGCTTCTACTTCATTCATCTGTTTTGGTTGAGTAATGAACTGAATCTTCTCCATTAATTGTCCTGGGACTGGTGCAAAACCTTTTGTGTCTGATCTGATGTAAGCCATTAAAGCTTGTTCAACAACGCTGTATTCTTCTTCTTCGAATATCTTCTGCCACATATTGACGGTGTATTGCTTGTCTTGCACATCCCATTGAGGATACGTGGCTTGAATCATCATTATGATTTGAATTGTTTCATTTTTTGTCATGTCCGTAACTCACTCCATTCAGAAATCTTTCCATTGGCAGAATTTGCAGTAGATGCACTCTGATTTAAGTAACTCTCAAATTTAGTACCGAACAATGTCTCTGGTCTCAAAAACTTGCTCATGTTCGTACCGTTCCACTCAGTGTATTTCTTGTCAATCACTGCCTTGAAATCATCAACAGTGAAATGTTCATTCAGCCTTGCTTTAATATGCTTCTGAGTGCTTTGAGTTTGATATCTGTATCTTGCTCCGGTTCTCATATTCAAGTACGATATGATTTCTTTGATTGACTCAATCTGACTGCTTGTTTCCTCAATTTGTGCGATTTCTCTATCATATGTAATCTTGTCAGTTGCCTGGATGCATCTCTTATCCATCTGAGATTCATCAAGAGTGTAAACCTTGTTCTTTTTCAACCCAAGCATTTTCTTTTCGTCAATGCAATCGGTTGGCTTATATCGGTCAGATTGAATGTAGTTATGCATTCTCCAATGCTTGATTACGATAACACCACTTTCAAACGTCAGAATGAATCTCTTCCTAATTAACAAGTCATAATCATCATTTGAAGCACCGCACGTTCTCTGAATCTTCCGTGGATTGCTGACAAATCCATCATCGTCAGCATTCATCGAAAGATGGAAGTAAAGCATCTGAGAGCTGCTAGGCATTCCCAAAAATTCATCTGATTCTGTGATTCTTTTCGTAAACATTCTTCTATCTCCCAAATCAAGCTCCCCCTGGCTTTAATTCTGCCTTTCTTTGTAAATATCTCTTTCTGTCATATTCTTTCTTGTGTTCCATGTGAGATTTTCTCCACTTTTTACATTTTTTCGTATTGCAATCAGTGTCATAAGAACTGGAACGATTCTTTTTAATCCTTTCCTTATTCTTCAGATAATATTGTTTATTGTATTCAGAACGATCTCTTTTGACCGGATGCTCTTTCCTGTACAGCTTCTCTCTCTCTGCTCTGTATTCATTGTCCGTACCTTTATGATACTTTTCACCTGTTGACTCTTCGTAAAATTGATAGTCTCGATTATTAGTCTCTGACATATCGCTTGACGTAAGTTCATCCCATCTACAATCGGAATACGGACAATTAAAACAATCTGGATGGCAACACTTTTTCGGCTTATGAAAACGGGAGTTCATCTTCAGCACCTTCAGGAATAGACATAAAATCGTCTCCGCTAGAACCGTATGGTGATTTTCCAGCTTCTGCATTGCTATGAGTGGAACTTTCATTGCTCTCTGATTTACTCTGAGCGATTTCCTGTGACTCTACGATAATCTCTGTCGTAAAAACAGTCTGCCCATCTTTGTTCTTGTAACTGCCAGTCTGAATTCTTCCAGTAATCGCAACTCTCATTCCTCTTCGGAAATATTTTTCTGTGAATTCTGCTGATTTTCCAAATACTGTGCAATTGATAAAATCAACTGTAGGATCACCGTCTCTTTTAAAACGCCTTTCAACTGCCAGTGAAAACTTTGCTACTGAAACACTTTCATTTTGTCCATATCTCACTTCAGGATCACGGACAAGTCTACCAACTAAACTTACATTGTTCATTCTTCTACCTCTTCAATTGTCACTTCTACTCTCGGTTTTTGCTTGTCAATATCAAATGATAGTGTTGGAGTGAGTACATCGTCCCAACCATCATTTCTGATAATTCTACATTTTTGCATCGCATCTTCAAAAGACTTAATAAAAGCAGAAGCAACATTCATCCTGTCGTGCATCTTGTTTTCACAATAAAACGAATAATGAATAATTACAGGTCTTTCAATCTTTACGCCACGTAAATCCTTGCTCAGTTTGATGTACTTAGCGCAGATTGCATCATTTCTACTCTTTTCCGGATTACGATACTTCTTTGTCCGGTGGTCATACATTCTTCCACCTAAAAGCTCATTCAATCCGCTTTTAAACCCTTTAACAGTCACATGATATTCCATTACTTATCACCCTTTTTCTCGTTCTCTTCTTCCTCTTTCATCAGCTCTGAAATCTGACTTGCTGTCTTCGGTTGCTCGAACCAATCTGAGACGGTTGTTTCTTTGTGAATCAGACCGTTATAGATTCCGGTATATTCAACAAGTTCATCAGAAGTCATGGTCTCAACTTTGTGGTTCAGACGTTTCTCAATCATTTCCTGTGTCACGCCTTTCTTAGAGAAGTACGCAACCAGTGTTCTTACTCTGTCAGACAGTGGTAAGCTCTCTTCTCCCCTGAGAGTCTTCTTGCACTCATTGATACAGTTTTCGATAAGGTCAGGTGGCAAAATCGCAAGGATACGGCTTCTGAGTCTTCTTGCTCCATCGTTGGCAGTCTTCTCATAGATGTCACGCTGAGATGTGAGCTTGTCATTCCCGTACCGTGTCTCTCTGATATGCTCAACAGTAAAGTTCTGACTGGAAATAGTGTTCGTTTCCAAATCCCAAGCGTAAGCCTGCATTTCCGAACGTCCATCTTCGTGTGAAAGCTCTTTAATACCGTAATCCATGTTTCCGTAGCAGCGAGCAAGCTCCTCAGCAAATCTGATCGTAACTCCTGTGACAGTTTCTTTCCCTCTTGGATAAGAATAGAATGCACTTTTGGCAAATCCTTTCCGCTGACACGCTTCAATCGCCTTGGTGTAAGACTGTGTGTAGTTTCTAGGAAACTGTTTCGCAAGCAGAAGCTTTCCCTGTGCTTCTACCATGGCTCTGCTTGACTCAATAGCAACGGTTCCCTGATTTATTTTTGATGTATCAGCCAGTGGAATTGTAGGTGTTCCTACCTGATACTCTTTTACTTCATTGTTTGACATAGTTGTTTATCCTCCTATTCAAATTCTTTCTGTAACCATTTTGGCAATCCAAGACTCTGTACGTCCCCGGTTTCGCCCATGTATCCATACCAGTTGTCAGTAACCTTGCAGTTATGGTATATTTCCATCAAATCGTGAAATAGATTCTTTCCCTCAATCATCATGTATTCATCAGCTTGAAGAATGTTGATCGCATACGGCGGTTTCTTTTCCTGTGCCACGAAAATGAATATTGCATCTTCACCAGTGTTCGCTTTGTACCCCTCGCAGTACATTCCGGCTTGCAGATCATATCCATATTTGATAGCCGTTGCTCTGAAAGCTTCTGTTTCTGCGTTGTCCGTGGTTTTATAGTCAACAAGGATGTGCTGATTTCCAATAATGGTAATATCATCCGGTCTGCACTTGCACTCTTCTCCTGTCTGTTCATCAGTCCAGAAAAATGACTTTTCATGTTCACCGGAAAGAAGTCTCTTTGCAAACTTGTTGGAATCGATCACTTCTGCCATGGCTTTTATTTTCTCCATGTCATCAGAAGAAACCACGTCTTTCCCCTCATTTTCTTCTAGCCACTTAGCATATTCTTCTTTTCCGGATTTAGTTCTCCTGTCCACGTTCAAAGCAACAGCAAATTCACTGTCAAAATCATCTCGCTCAAGAATATACTTGTGGCACGCACTTCCAAATATGAGTGCTGCTGTTTTGTCTTCCTTGTTCTCCATTGACCATTTAAAATGAAGTGGAGACTTTGTAATCTTGAACAAATCTGATTTACTGATTGCTGGATGCGCTCTATATTCGCTTTGTGGAATTGATAATCCAGCCATCAGAATTCCCCTCCCTCGTCTTCCTTATTGAATGGAATAAAACAAATACTTGCGATTTTCTTTTTATCAATATAATCACTTGATTCTGATTCGATTTCAGCACTGATATGTTCTTTCAATACCTTGAGTTCCGCTTCCTTTCTTAGCAATTCCATGAGTGTTACCATTGGAATAGTTACTTTTACAATCTCGTTCATACAATCCTCCTATACTGATCGTTTAAACAATCCTCACATAATATTTCTCCTGATATGCAGTACATATAATCTCCGTCATCGATTTTGCATCCACAACAAGTGCATTTTACATCAGGTTCTTCTGGTTCAAAGTTATCATCACATTTATACAAATCGGATAAGCACTCCTTTCTCTTTGTCAATGATTGCTCTGTTTTTGCAATTCTTCCTTATTATATGTAAGTATGCAAAATCTTCTAATGCACACTCCCATTCTTCCGGTTTTAATCCAGCAGCAGACACGATCTCTGATTCTTCTTCGGTAAGTCCTCTTGTTTTCATGGTTCATCTCCTAAATTTATCAATGCTCTTCGTCTTGTTCGTGTACTTATTGATAATCTTCAAGTAGAATTCTGTTTCCTCAAGAAGCATCCAGTCTTTGGCGTTCAGATAATGTGCTGCTACACACTTCTTTTGCCACAATGAAAGTTTCTTTGGTTGTTTCATTTCTCCTCCTATGCTATTATTAAGTTGGTTTTATAGCCGAGTGCCAGAAGGTTGCCTCCTTTGTTATGGGCACTCTTTTTAATATCCGCATATCGCCCATACCGCTGTCATAAGCAGTGGGATTGCTACCGCTATCACTCCAACAAGAAATGGTGTCAGGTCATCGTCAGATTCATCTTCTTCCATCACTGGTGGGTCTCTTCGGATATCAATTACTTCAAGCTTCTTCCTTTTGATATCAATTACATCTAACATTTATTTATCCTCTTAGTTACGAGGAATCATGTCCTCTGTCAGTGCGTAGAAATCGCTGAGGTACGCTCCGTCTTCTGTGATGCTTAAATCAACAGCAACGTTGCTCTCGTTCATCAGCATGATTCTCAACGCACACTCTTCTCCGATTGTTCCGCTACCAACATCTAAGACATTGAACCCTTTCAGTGCGTGAAGTTCTTCAGAATCTCCATTAATTCTCTTATCGACAATCTTTTTCTTCATTGCTTTCACCTCTCTTCATCAGTACCCACTCACGCTGCCTGCTCAATCACCGGAACATATCCCTGTTTCTTTAACTCTTCATATAAGAATAGCCTTCCTTTCTGTGTCCATTCAGTCTGCATTGCAACATCAGGTCTTCCATCAGTTCTTGTAATATCAATCGTCCGGCTGTGAACATATCCATTATTTTGATATTTGGAATATAGAACCCATTGACCCCCGACCTTGTACTGAATTTTTAATTCCTTAAGAATCTGATTAAACTTTCTTCCACTCATTCCATAGTCTTTTGCAATCTGCGTGATAGTTACCAATGATTTAGACTGCAAAATCTTATCAACATAATTTGCTTTTGGTTGTAGCTCAGTAATAATCTTCTGCTGTTCAATAACCTGTTCTCCGAGAAATTTGCATTGAGCTTTCACAGACTCAATCGTTCTGTCAGCCATCTTCAATGCTCTAGCCATAATCTGCTCCGGTGTGTTCCAGGCTTTTTCTAGATCAATAAAGTATTGTCGCATCTCTTTTCCTTTTTCGGTTTTAGTCATCATGGAAATATGCTTTGCCATGTCTGTTGATAACAAGTAGTCATCAATCGTACGTTTTGCACCGTTGTTTACAACCGTAGGTTTGCCTACGCTCTGATAATCTACTTCATTTTCAAATACATCTGAGTATCTTGAGAACCACAAGCTAAATCTTTCTTTGATTCCAAGAGCTTCATGCAAATCTCTTGCCGATACTGTTGGTTCCTCTGTTTCAAAATTGATTTTTAGTAATTCGTTCATCTTTCTCCTTTCTACTCTTACGCAATCTCCAAATAAGCCAAATCTTTGACCGTCTCAAGACGATTCTTGCAATCCTTGTAGATTTCTTTGTAGTGCTTTCCTTTCATTATACCTAAATCAATCTCATGCAGAATGATGTTTCCCATTAGAGACAAGTCATTTAATTGTTTCACAGTTGCTTCATCACGGTTCTTGACTCCTGCCATCTTGTTTGCCAGTTTTGAATAAGTCATGTAAAGCATCTCGGCATGACCACTTCCCTGTTCTTTGGCATATTCGACAAGTTTCTGAATTGTATCCGTCTCGGCTTTCCGAGTGAGTTTCCCATACTTCCTTGTCTCAACCCATGCTTGAGTTGACTTTTCTCTAATGAAGCTTTCCATTTGATTGAAGGCTTTGATGTACTGCCATTTCCATTCATTAGCTTTGCTCCCAGTAAATCCCATGACAAGAAATGTGAAGCCATCTCTGTTCATTACATACATTTTGTTTGATTTGCCAGTATCATCTTTATATGTAGATTGCTTAAAGCACTGAACGCAATTTTGCGTTGAGTCATTTTTTACAAGATTTTCAATGGATCTCATAACATCTGCATGTCTCTTTCCAAACTTCTCAGCGACTTGTAAGCTACTGCAAACTGCTTCATCGTTTTTCAAATAAACAAGTTCTTCCATGTATCCTCCTTTCGTGATAAACTCTCTGTATTGGAGGTGCTTCATTTATGACTGATATAAACTATCCACAATACAGAATGTTGTGTAGGGCTAAAAAAGTAACATCAATGAATCCTAGTAAATTTTCAAAAGAAGAAACCGACATCTGCGAATTTCTATGTTCGTGTGGTTTCTTAACAAAAACTGAAAAACACGTTCGTGATTCAAACGGCAAAATAAACATTTTTGAATTTGAAGTAACAGGATACACAATCACACAAGCTGGGAAAGCTCAAATTTCTGTTTATCACCTTTCTTTTCACAAATGGTGGATTCCATTGATTATTTCTATCGCATCGCTTATCCTGACATACATAAATAAACTATTAGAATTATTTCAATTGCTAATACGATAGACTGAACATACAACGGAAAGTTTGGAAATCTTAATCTGAAACACAATCTGTTTCCCGGATGGTCTTTAGAATAATTTTTCCTTTCTTCCGGCGTAAGTTCATGACCCGTGATCACGATTACTTTCTTTTTCATACTCTCTCCTTTCTCTGTTTTTAAATCCTAAATTTTAGGATACTTTTTGCACAAAAATAAAATCCATAGGAATTCCAGAAATTTCACTGATAGTTCTAAGCTGGCTTAAATCTGGTTCTGTTTTTCCAAGTTCCCAGTTAGTTACTGTAGATATTGAAACCCCAAGTTTTTCAGCGAATTCTCTCTGTTTCATTCTTGCGTTAACTCTACAAGCTGCGATAGAAATTCTAGGTACTTTGTAAGTATCAAACATTTCGTTTCCCTCCTTTCGTTTGTTTCTGTGATTATACTATAATCCTATTTTTTCGGATTGTCAATACGTAAATTGATATTTTTAGGATTTGTATTGAATTTTTTAGGATTGTGTGTTACTATATTCAATGCAAGAGAGGAGGTGTGAGAATGTCATATACCGATGAAGAGCAAAAGAAGATATTTGCTAAGAACTTGAATTATTACATTGCCAAGAGCGGAAAACAACAAAAAGAAGTAGCCGAAGAGTTGGGATTTTCTTATACAACATTTAATACATGGTGTAAAGGAAAGATTCTTCCTAAAGCTGGTAAGATTCAAGAGATTGCTGATTATTTTAGAGTTTTGAAAACTCAGCTAACAGACGATCATCCATATATAGAAGATGAAGCGTTAGACGAATTCCTGAAAATTGTTCAGAAAATTGTTCAGACTGATGAAGATTTTGTGAATATGGTAATGGACTACTATTATATGGATGATGACAAGAAAAAACTTTTTTGTAACTTCTATAAAACGTTTATTTCAAAAAATTGAGGAAGGGAGACTTACGTCTCCTTTCTTTTTTCCTCTTCAAAACATACTTTTGCAAAATGGAACAACGTTTTCAAATTACTTTCATTTTCTATTTCATTCGTGTATTCGATAATTATTATTCTATAATATTCTTTTACGTCTCTATACTTCATAGAAAACCCCTCCTAAAACTGCTATAAGAGAATTTAATAGTACTTGTTAAGAATTAATCATTAATAAATTTGAAAATATCACTTGCAAGATTGTCAGCACTGGTGTAAGATGCAAGAGGAAATCGATCAAATTGGTCTGACTTTGACTCCGGGACAATCGTTCCAATGTAGGAAGACAACTGTCTCATGTACTCAGTTTCACCGATAATCGGTCTCACAGATAATAAGTATGCAATAGTGTTTAAAAATTCTTTCATGTGTTTGCCCTCCATTTCTAAAATATGTTTTAATTATAGCGGAAACGGAGAAAAAAGTACTTGTTAAATTTTTTATAATTATGCATTAATTTTTTTGTTCGCAATCTTGGAAAACAGGCATAAAAAATTATGTCTTTATTTTTTAAAATAGAATACACAATTTTTTGGTTGCGAAATAGCAAAAGGGAGGTAAAATTTTTTATGTCATCTGAGATTGAAAGAGCACAGAATTTTGGCAACATGCTTGCAAAATCAAGAACAGATGCCGGAAAAACAAGAAAGCAAATGGCTCAAGCTCTCGGAAAGTCAGTCACTACAATTCAGAACTGGGAATCCGGAATAGGTGAGCCTGGTTACAGAACACTTGAGAAGTGGTTTTCTGTTCTAGGATTGAATATGGAAAAGTACATTCTCAGCTACCGATACCCTGACAAATTCTTGACTTTTGACAAAGATACAGAAATCGAAAAGATGGTTGACTGTATTCATGCTTACATCAACACGAACTACACTGAGCGAGATATTCGTCAAATGGCTTACTGTATGTTCGGAGATACTGGTTCCTCATGGCACGAGCAATTAAATATGCTGACAGCTAACAATCACTGCTCTATGCGGTCGAGAGTTAATATCTGTCAAGCTGTTTACGACAACTTCCTTATGGAAAAGGCAAGAGGAGAACTTGTCAATGAAGATAATATAATGCCTGACCTTGCTTCTTTAAATATCGCTTTGCAAAGAGGTCGTGAAGCCGCATGTGAAAACAAAAACGGTTACACAATGACTGGTCAAACAAGAAAGAATAACGATAAAAAGAAATAAAAAGAACCCGGGAATTTCACCCGGGATTTTTGTTTTTTAGAACAGTTGCAGTCTTACTCAATCCAAGCCTGGAACTTGTCAATGAATCTGTATTTGTCTCCGGCATATCCGTCCATTCCACTTGCTTTCAGTGTATCGACCTGATCTGCGTAGAAGTTCTTGTTATTCTGTACAGAAACTCTGTAGTGAACCATCTGGTACTCATATCCTTCCGGTGTAATGTAATACAGCTCAACTGCGAGAATCTCTGAACCGTCTCCGAGGATTCCATTTACCTTGTCATTCAGATCATAGCTGTTGCCGAATGTAAGATATGGAAGCCAACCACTCTTTCTTGTGTATACTCGACAACGGATACTTCCCTTGCTGACCTTGATAGCAAGCCACTTGATTGGAACATCATCACCTTTTCCAGCCCAATCCGCTTTATTGGTTACTGGACTCCACCACTTAGTAGTATAAGCCTGATATGTAATATCGACCCGTCCTAAGTCTTTCTTTTCTACCGGCTTAGATGGTGCTGACGGTGTAACAGGTGTAGCACTTCCACCGAACTCCATGTAGCAATAGTTGACATCTACTCTGCCATTAACTCCATCTACATGACCATCGGAAGAATACTGCCAAATTGCATACTGACCATTGTAAGTATCCTCCGGAAGATTCTTGTATCTTGCCATCCATTCAATGTACTTGCCACGTACACTGCCAAGATGGTTGTTGAACCAACTAAGTGAAGCGTAGATTCCCGGAGTATATCCATTTGCTTTTAGTCCTTCGCAGACAATCTCACAGCATCTAGGTGCATATCCCTGTGTACCCGGCTCTTCCACATCAATGAAGATAGGTAACTGAAATGTATGACCTTTAATCAATCTCAAAATATGATCAAGTTCGCTCTGTGCCTGTCTGTCACAAGTCGCATAGCTATACAGATAGACTCCTACCGGAATTCCAAGTCTTTCGCACTCTGCAAGGTTGCGAATCCACTGCTTATCGTCCTGTGATGCGATATCATCTCCATATCCACATCTAAGGATAGCTCCGGCACAACCTGACTCCTTGACTCTTTCCCAGTTGATGACTCCATTATGATAAGATACGTCAATAATAAGTCTACTCATACCAGCCACCTTCTTTCAGTTCTGCTTTCTTCTGCTCAATCTCCGCTGCGTGTTCCTCTGCAAATTTCTGCATTATTTCTAATGATGTTCCCTCATTGTCCGAGATTTCTTTCGCCGAAAGTCCGTAGGCAAAACTCTTGATAATTTCTTTTACTGTCTGCTCTGTCATAATTACTCTTCCTTTCCACTCTGCTTGATTAACTGGTTCACATAATTACTCAATCCGGCTACTAAAATTCCTTGTACGATTGCGGTAAACAGTGCCATTGCGATCTCCTGTCCTGTTCTGAGAGTGCAAGTTGCAATCACGTAGATACCGCAGATAACAATTCCAGCAATTCCTAAGATAGTAGGAATATACTTGTCTGCGATAGTTTCGCTCTGTTTCACTGCCATACCAATAAAGTACAGCACAATAGCTACAACAATAAGTTTCGGTTTAATGTAATTGATAATCTGTCCCATGATTATTCTCCTTTTTCTCTTAGGTGTAATTCTTCAATTTCGTGCATCATTTTTGTAATCATTCCATTGCCACCGAGTTTGTGATACGCATTATACATTTCACAGAAATTCTCGTAAGCATACGATGGGATTGAACCAAGTCTCATATACTTATCATGGTATTCAATCAACTGGACTCTAAGTAAAAGCATCGTGCCTTTACTATTTGCATCCCTGTCTTTCTTCTGATTTTTTAGCATCCATACCACATAACCCATAAGCGCAGTTAAAATGATTGGCAACGCTGTGATATAGGTCTGATAAAAAAAGTGTTCCAATGGTTTAATCCTCTCTATTCTTCGGACTGCTCCGCTTTTTCGGTATCCTCTCCAACAATGTAGTTATACTCATCAATTGAGATAACGCCCTTTTCCACTCTCTTCTGTAGCTGCGCCTTTGTCACTCTGTCATTCTCGTACAGTCTTTTCAGACTTTCTACTAAAATTCTCATTGCTTATACCGCCTTTCTTAAATAAGTCCTTCTTCCATTAACTGTGCTGTGTACTCGTCAATTTTAAGGTTCGCGTACTCAACCATTGCGTCTGTAGGAGCTTCATCTCCCTCGTAGTCCAGATAACTCTCAGGATCAGCTTTGATCTGTTCAGCTGTCAGTGAGTGAGTGCGGAAGATACATCCATCATACTCATATGCCGTAGACTCTTTTACTTCACCGTCTTCCAGAGGTTCTGTCTCTGCAACCTCTCTTTCGTTTGTCAGAATAACCACATCTCTTGCTCCGTTCTCAAGCTCATAGATGCTTACTTTCTCCTGTTTCTCCGAAAATCTCATTGTATTCACGTTATTCTCCTTTCGTGGCTCGTCCGATTACTTTCTTAGCTGCCTTATTTATAGTTTCAATGTGGTATCGTCTTTGGAATCTCTTACTATCCGTGTGTTTGATTGCTCCGTATCTTGCGACACAACTTCTTGCAAGTTTCAGTGGAATCTCTTTCCCGTGGCAGACATACGAATATGCTCTCTTGTAAGTTCTCCTTGCTTTCAAGAATGTTGATGAACGTATCGTCAGATTCTTTCTTGATATCTTCCGTCCAAGAATATCTACATATTCTGTTTGCAAATCGATAAAATGAGCTGTCTCCTTTAATTCAAGCCTTAACTCTTTGCTGATATATTCGTTAAATCTTTTCACTAGCATTTTCATATCTTTCTTGCTGTGACCGAAGAAAATGATATCATCCATCTGAAATAGCACATGGCTTACAAGCCTTACTTTCTTGACTGTTCCATCTCTCCTCTTGCGAACCTTGAACTGTTGGCTTGCGGAAATATAAGCCTTGCTCAGATAGTAATTTGCTAAGAACTGGCTCAAATATGAACCTATAGAAAGTCCGTATTCAAATGTATCAATCAAGAAGAACACTAAATGAAGAAGTCTGTCATTCTTTACATCACGTTTCAACATCTTTTTCAGAACATTTTTATTTATATTTTCATAATAATGCCGAACGTCTGCTTGCCATGCCCAACGAATATTTTTATCTGCCAACCATTTCTTGATAGCTCCAGCTCCAAATTCATTACCTTTACGTTTAACTGCTCCGCATTGATAAAAGCCGAGTTTCTTTTCAAACAATTCTTTCAAGCCGTATACTGCGATATAATCGTAGATTTGCTGTTTAATATCTTGGATTCCGATATTTCGTAGCTTTCCAGTACAAGAATCTTTCTTGATTCTGTAACGGATTTTCTTCACGATATACTTCTGTTCCAGGATTTCTTGACGGATACCATCTATGACAGTTTCTACAATGCCGTCAAGCATATATCTGCTTTCTTGAGCCATATCCATCAAGAACTGATACGGAAGTCCCGTGTATTCCATGAACATGTGAATTGTGTCGCTACGTGTGATCTTATTGCTGATACAGCTCCATGTTGCTTCTGAGATTAATTCTCTGCTTGTTATATCAATGTTCTTGCAGTATCGTTTCATTTTAGTTCCGAGGGACTTTCGGTTTTTCTACTAGCCCCAGCCTATACCAATTCGTATAAACTGCCAGTACCACTGCCGTGGCACCAGCTCCCTTTCTTGTTACTTATTTAAGACCTTTCGGTACAACTTATTGTTGTGAAATGCCGTGCAAGCACCCAGCGGTGCGTAATGTTTGCATAATAAAATTCAGAAGGCGTAGTTCCAATTCGTCCTAGAGACCTCGTTCCTGAGATTCGAGTAGCAGAAACCGCCATTCGTGCCATTCCTGAGATTCCCACGCCAGCACGACAAGTCCTGTATTTTCTATTCAGCTTAATTAAGGGGAAGAGCCCCTCTTTTTTTCTGCGAAAAAATTCACCCTTGAAAGGTGGCGGGAACTAAACGCAGAAGGCGCAGCCCCAATTCGACCAAGAGACCACGTCCCAGAGAGCCGAGTAGCAGAAACCGCCATTCGCGCCATTCCTGAGAGACCCACGCTTCAAAGCTTCTCTGTAACCAGTATCGGTACCGCCTTTATAGAGTTTGTCTCCAACACCAACAGAATCACCAATTCCAACCGTTTTTAGATAATCAACGCCAGTCTCAAGATCAATGTCGATATCTCCAATCCAACAGTCATTCGAGTCAATCATGTCCACTGTAACAACTTTCTTCCATCCTGAAGCTGTCGCAGACCAAGCCACACCTTTTGGACGCACATAATAGTCAACCATACTGGCTGTGGTTTTATTCCATAACTCATTCATGGAGATGGAGTTAGCTCCAACGCCCTCCTCGATACCACCGAGCTTGAATGCGTGCTTGCCATCATTGGAAATGTATCCGTCAGCTCCAAGCACTTCATCTGTTGTACCTGAATGAAGTGGCATTGATGAAATGTAAGTATCCGCAGTGATTGTCATGCCAGTTTTTTCAACGTAGACCTTGCTGTTTGCTGTATCCGCAATAGATTCGATCGCTGTAATTCTCACATTCTTTGCAATTGCATTCATGCTTGCCTGTCCACGATCAACATTGTTATTAGCTCCCGGAGTACCGATTGATACAGTTTCTCCGACATAGAAGTTCTTCGCCTGAGCTGTTGTAATTACCACGTAATTTACATTCTCGCCAGTTTCAGCAACTTTGTACTGGTGATTGCCAGTATCAACACAACCTCTAAAGTATTTCTGACTATTCTTTGTCGCATACTTAATCCACAGCATACAGAGCAGATATGCAGTACGCTCCGAACCGGAACCGACATATCCAGCACCTTTCTTTTCCAGCTCACCGATTGCCAACTGTGCAGAAACAAAGTTGTAAATCGCATTTCCAGAAGAACTGTATGCGATTCCATCAATCAATCCGGCATAATACTTTGTGACCATGCCATATCCAAGATTCTCATCTGTCCACGGAGTTGGAATGGTGCAGCCAACTTCCGGATGCGGCGTATCAGAAAAATGAATGATGTAATATCCGTCAAACTCTTCCTTGCCCCAGTAAGTTGGTGGAGTCATGATTCCTACATCAACCTTTCCTATATTGGAAAATCCGTTACCACCTTTTATTGCAACTGGAATCTTATCACCGGCATCATTCACCGTAAAATTACAGTCAATGTAATTGAAAGCATTTCTTCCAGCGAAATCATCCTGATTCTTCGCCTTGTCTGTGGAAGGAACTGCAACCAGTCCTTTTGAAGCGTTCAGTTTTTCTCCAGCTGGATTCGTTGAGTTTTCGTAATTATAAAACTTTGTGGAGAACAACTCTCCTGTTGCCATATTCGCCCAGAAGTTTTTCCAGTCGAATTTTTCTACATCCGTCACCATTGTGCGAATAATTTTACACATCTCAAGAATCTCCTGTGATGTTTTTTCCATAGCAATATCTACAGATGCCTGTGCCATTATTATATCCTCCTATTTTCCATCATCATAAGTTACTCTAAGTCCACCAAATTCGTTAATCGAGAATGAAATCCCTTTTCCGTTTGCTTTTTCTTCATTTAGTAAACTAATTTTTTCTTTGTTTGTTGTAATCTGCTCCAACTCTTCTTCCGAAATTCCACCCAAATCACCATCAGACGGAGCAGGAGGAATGAGGGTTTTCTTTTCGATTTCACCCGTGTCTTTGTTCTTTACATTTAAAAATGCACCTTTTCCAATATCACTCGTTGCCATGTCGTACCTCCTTACTCAATCGTGATTCCTCTTGTTTGTGAGTCGTAATTTGCTGTTCCTGCGGTAACTGGATTTTCTTTCAGATACTCGTTGACAGCTGTTGTCACTTGTTCTTGAGTGACAGGATTCTTTATTTTTTCATTGACAATCGCAAATACGTCTTCTGCTTTCAATGCCATAATTCTCACTCCTTAAACAATAGATATGCCACGGGTTGACGGGTCGAATTCCAACTTCACAGCTACTTTAGAATCGTAGGTGTTCAACAACTGTTCAATCAAGTCCTTGTTCTTTTCCGCGATCTGCTGAGTAGTTTCCAATCCCTCAAGGACTTCTCCCTCAGCCCATGTTGTGTTCCACTCTGTCGTAAGAGTGCCGTCTGAATTTGACTTTTTGGCGCAGACAGAGAAGTGGATTCCGTCTGTATATTTCGTTACATTTCGACCAAGAATCCAAGAGAATGTGATGTAATCTCCACTTGTCACAACATCTTGTACAATGTAGGAGTCACCCTCTTCATCTGCTTGATTCGGACTTTTGTAGTTGATGTACAGATTCATGGTCGCAAGATTGATGTTGTTTCCAACAATTTTCGGACACTTGAAATACTTTCTTTCAGCCTTTTCATCTGACTGCACACCGAAAAGTCTTTCTGAATCAGGAACATTAATCGTCCTTGTCTCCGGGTCAATCATAAGAATGTCATTGACTGGCTTTACAATCTCCTGTTCTGCCAGTGCTACCGCTAATGCTTCTTGCTCTGTCACTGATCCACCTCCGTTCTGTTCGTGGTGAGTCTTCTTCCCTCTGATACGCCGATAACCCTTACTTTGAATGAGATGCTGTCAAGAACTTTTGACGGGATTTCGCACTCATTACCAATAATCGGTCTGCACTCTTCTACCTTGTCCCATGCATCATTGAAAACAGCTACCTTTGCGTATCCGTTCCAGTCAGAGGAAAAAGAAAACTGTGCTTTCAAATATCCCGTTGTCCCTCTTGCGATATCACTAAAATCACAGTTCTTTGCTTTCTCTATCCTCTGCTCTTTCACGTTGAATTTTAATGTTCTCATAACATCACTCCTGCGCTTTAATAAAGAATTCAGACACATAAATTTCTGTTCCAGCTGTAATGTCTCCACCGAACGGAGTGATAGTAGCTTGTCCGTTGCTTACAATATCGAAAATAAAACCGAAATTATTATCGATGTAGATTTTTCGTGATACTTCGAACATAGGTGCTGGCACAATACCCAGTAAATATTCGCGTCCTTCTGGAACTTCCGTTCTCATCTTGAGCACAACTCTAAACCATGTTACAGCTCCTACTTCCGTAATGTAGCACCCGCTACCGACAGCTTTTGTTTCAGGAACTATAACAGAGTTAATAGCTTCCCTTTCTTCATTAACTTCTTTTGCTCCATAGTTGCTACCTTCTTGAGAGTACTCAGTAACATCAACGAAAGACACTGTATTGTCGCTGTTGGTTATCATTTTATATTTCTTATTTCCAGTTGTGTCTTTCAATACGCTGTCCTTAAAATCAGATCTTAATGCCATAACGATACCTCCTATAACTTCATTCCAAGCTTGATATCACCGAGCTTGTTCTTGTTTTTTTTGATGCTGTTCAAGCCATTGTAGTAATCAACAGTCATCTGTTCATATCTGTTCATATCCTCATAAGACGGTGTCTGTTTATTTGGATACCAGTTTTTCATGTCTGATGATGTGTATTTTACAAAACCGAACGACTTGTCATGTAAAAGCTTTAAGTTCAATTCAATCAGATTGAATTCATCTGCAAATGGGAAATCCGAATATGTCTTATCGCTACCCATATCCTCATATTCGTATTCAGGAAACAACTCAAAAGACAAGTCGATCAGATATTGTATGTTGTTCTTGATTCTATTGTAATCAGTATGAGAAAAATACGAGTGTTCTCCCCAATTAGTATATGGTGTCGAAAATGATGCCATGCTATTACCTCCTTGTTTCAAGCGTTCCACTTACAGTTCCGTCATAGGTAAGCGACACGCTTTCCGCTACCGTCTTAACCATTTTACCGTCACGATTTTCTTGATAGATTGTATCTCCGGCATCCAGTGCCGGTTCTCCACGGTAATCGATAGAGTAATCAATTCCTGGATTGTAATAATCAGCTACCCATTTGCAGACTTTATCGCAGAGTTCCTTATCCGAAATCAGCGGATTTCTCCAATCTTTTTCAACACCGTAATTGCTGATTTCCGCAACGGAATAAGTGTTTGACTGATTGAATTTTTTACCGTTAACGATGACTTGAACCTTCTTTCCCCTGTCATTTCCGCTAAGTTTAAGTTCAACAAAGTACGCTCCACTGTCTGAAATCCGAACGCTTTGACCATCCTCCTGATTCTCAAGAGAAGCTGTATAAGAATGATGTGGTTCGTCAAACGTATATAGCAAAGTTTCATTCGTCCACTCAACCTCTTCGCTTACTACTTCTTCAATCGTATCGGATTTTGAATAGACAGTTCTGATATTCTTTAACCGCTTGATATTCTCCGGCTTACTCATAGTCGGACTGGAATACATATCATCTCTTTCGATTGTGTAATCGATGTTTTCACCAAGCTCAATATAATCAACCACAAGCCTTGTATTTACATTGATTCTTCCAAACTCAATAACCATCTTGTCGAATTCTTTAAATTGGTGATCTGTAGTCCATGTTTTCACATCAGCATAGTTGATTTTTCCATCAGAAATTCCGATAGATTCAACAATCTGGTCTTTCAGATAAGTGTTAATGCTCATCGTGTTTGGGAACAAATGATACACTTTCACTTTCATTCCATTGCTTTTTCTAGGAACATCAAACGTCTTTACAATCTGCGGAGGTGTAGAAAACGTTCCACCTTTAGAAGCAATATCTTTTGTAACAAATCCGACGTCATCTTTAACACCAGTCCTCGGAAGAAACGGCGGTCTGCTGCCGAGCTTCCACATTGAATCTTCATATGTCGCATAACGCGTCTTTTCATTGTCAATATTCACATTGGAAACATCAGAGAAATATGCAGTATCAGTAGAAGTTGTCTCTGCATCCGGGTCAAATGCTGACTTGATACAGATTTTTCCATATCTGTCCACAGTCAAAATGCATCTTCCGGCATTAGCAATAATTTGCAATGCTTCTTTGTGCGACACTAATGGAATAGGGTTTCTGGCCTCTACGGACTGCAAATACGTGTCAATAAAAAACTTATCTTGAGGAATCGAATAAGTACCGATTGCATCAGCAATTACACGATTTGCTAAAACATACAGCGTAATGCCATTTGCGTGCCAATCACCACGATAATAGTTACCTTCTCCAAACTGCTGAAGAACATCTACAGCCGTTATACTTGCTTCATCGTCATTTGCAGACCATTCACTCAGTTTCAATGTATGCAACAAAATCCACTCTGTTGTTCCATCGTCAAGGTCATATCCCATCTGAACAAATATATTTTGTCCTGTTCTCAGATAATTGATGATTGACTCCTTGTTGTCGTAATCAAACCTCTTATCATTATTATCAATAGTCAAAGTAAAATTAATCTCCGGCAAATCCTCGTTGATCTGTGATACCGTAGAAGTTGATTCTGCGTTGATTATGTCATTATCTGTAAAAACTATCGCATTGCCAAATAAAATCCTTTCAATACGCACACGATTGTTTGTAGCGGACATTGCAGTGACTTTTATCTCAAGAGAAGTTGTGTTATCAAATCTATCATCTGTCGTAAAGTTCAAACTGCTGTTTGAATAGCTCTTTGATGTTCCGTCAGATGTGATTATGCTGAATTTGCTAGGATAATTCCCGGCAAACTTTATAGTTAATCCGGCAATGTCAACATTCTCTTGAAATGTAATTTTCACCGAGAAACTGCTTGAAAACAGATTATCCGATACGATTCCAACAGGTTCATACTGAGATGCTGCATCCGGAAGAAATCTCATAGAACCATCAAGCATCCAAAAGTTATTCTCATAGGTTGCATACTGGCTTTGAACTTCTTTCTGTTCAAATACTCCATCAAAATCAGAAAATCCGGCATACTGGCTTTGATTACTCAGCAATGCCTGACTCTGTGCTGTATCATTTATAACGCCGAGTGTTACTTTCATGTAAGAAGCATTTCTCAGCTGATTTTTCATCGATTCTCTATATGCATCTGATACTTCGTACATCCTACCACCCCGTATCAATCAGATTCATTTTACAGTTAATATAAGCAAGAGGACGGCCGGATGAATCAATCTTGAAAACATCTGCCGTCCTATCTCCGCAATACATTGTTAATGTACGCCACTTATTATTTACCATATCCCAAAACCGAACACTACTAAAGAAATTCTTATCAAACTCTTGTAGCATTGTTGACCAAGTTTCTGCATCCAAATATAGCCACTCCAATGAATCTATCTTATAGTTATCACGACCAATTTTCTGCCCAACCACTTTATTCGCTGCATTTCTCGCAGCATTTGTAGCTGTAGTGACTTGAAAATTCGGATAATATTTCGGTGCCGGATATTGATGACCATTTACAATGATGAAATCACTCAATTTAATTGACATATCCTAGCACCTCCTATGTTGTACTGAAACTGTATCCAGAGTTTCTACTTCCCCTTGACAGTTCCTTATTTACTTTCTTGCTGTTCATCATCAGTGATGTATTCTTTCTAAGAAGTCTCTCATTCTGCTCGATAAGCTTCTGCAAGAGTCTTTCTGTATTTTTGTTCGCTTCTGCAACTCCGTTGGATACTCCGGTCACAATCTGATTGTTATTGGCAACCACATTTCTATTTCCCATTCTTCCAACGTATTCCGGTGCTTTCTCATTCGCCACAAACAGCTCGCCATTATGAGGAAATCCACCTACAGAATATTTCCCGACCACATCAGACAGCTTGAATGTACCGATACCGTTTGCGTATCCTTTGTATCCACGTGCAGTCCATCCAGCATACAGACTTCCGTATCTTTTGACTGTGTAATTGATAGCGGCGATCATGTTTGACAGTGGATCGTATATGTTTGTGTTGAATCCAGCCATCGCATTTGCACGGAATGTCGGGTCAATTACCTGCATCAGTCCTTTTGACGGAATACCTCTGATTGCGTTGATATCCCAATTGTTGATAGCGTTCGGATTTCCACCTGACTCATGCATCATCTGAGTTAACAAGGCATTCAGATTGGATTCGCTGAACTGATTTGTCAGTAAAAGAGCTTGTTTCGCAAGTCCTCTCCACTGCTCCACTCCGGCAGATGGTTTGTAATCAATAGCACCGAAACTGTCAAAGAATCCTTTGATTTTAGAAACTGCTGTTTCAAACAGTGAATTAACTGCCGTCTTCGCAATTGTGATTCCAGGCTCAAGTGCTCCTGTCAAATCTGTGAATTTATCAATTGCCGCTTTAAGAAGCTTCTTCGGGTCTTTGATGTAACTGAAAATGTTACTTGCAATATCGCTGATTTTGTCTGCTGTACTTCCAAAGAAATTACCGATTCCAGATTTATACTTCTTCACGCCAGTAATTCCCATCAATGCTGCTGTTTGACCAGCTGGCATCACCTTTGTACCTTTTGGCATCGGCAGAACGACATTTCTTCCTGTTGGAATTACTGTTTGTCCGTTCGGATACTGGACAAGCTCTCTGTAGGTATTTCCCGACTGGTCATTGACAACACCAAAGGAATCTCTCGCGACTCCGTTTGTACCGCTTGCGTATTTATCAAGTCCAGAGACGTTAATCAGATCGCCGTCTCCACCTAATTTTCCGTAAACCCAGTTCACAGCCTTAGCGATTGCTTTTACTGCGCCTAAAACAGGTGATTTTATCCAACTTGCTACAGTATTGAAGTACCCACCAATCTTGTCAAAAATTGAAGTAATTCCGTTATAGGCAGACTTAAAAATATCCTTGAACCACTGAGCAATCGACTCCATATTTGACTTGATATCCTCACGTTTTTTACCAAACCAAGAACCGATGTTTGAAAATGCATTCGTTACACCGTCTCTAGCAGCTTGAAATTTTTTCGAAAACCACTGCACAATTGGTGAGAAAATTGTTGTAATTGCCATAAAAAGCAATTTGAATAAAGATGAAATATATTGCTTAAATCCAAGAGCAATATCTTCTACTCCTTTCCAAGCTTTTCCCCAATCACCAGTAAACACACCTGTCACAAACGTAACCAAGCCTTGGATTATCTTTATCGCCCCACTCACCATTCCAGTAATAGTAGAAACAACTTGTGCTATCTTGCTGATTATTATGGAAAGCACTTCTCCGATTTCTTTTACTGCGGCAATCATTGTTGATTCGAACAGCTCTTTCGCTCCACTTGATTCATATAAATCGTAAATAGAATTAAACAGTTCTTTTAGGTTCTCCCAAAGTGGTTTAAATCCGTTGTCCCAAATTTCTTTTTTAGCAAAAGAAAATGCATCTCCAATTTCCCCAACAGCATTTTTTACAGCATCTCTGAATCCCTCAGAAGTATTCCACAAGTCCATGAGTTCAGCAGCTAAAATTGTAATTCCGGCAACAATCAATAAAGTTGTTGGAGATAATGTAATAAGAGATTTAAAGTTTAGCTTTCCTGCAACTTCCTTTATTTTATTGAATTTTTCTGCCATTCCATCTAATTTTGGAAGGATTTCAGCTATTTTCTTTGTGATTTCACCTGTTGCTCCGATTCCAATAACCGATGCAAGTATTCCTGTATTTTCACCACCGTCAGAAGCAAACTTGAAAGCATTCTTTATTCCTTCAATAATCTGTGATCCAAGCTCTTTCCAATTGGCATTCTGAATAAATGTTTTAATTGACTCTATTACAAGAGCAACCATTCTTCCGATGGATTCTCCGATTGTTCCAAGATTGATTGATTCCAGTGCGCCGTTAAAAGCATTAGCCAGCGCCATTCCAATGTCTTCACCTTTAAGTTCTCTCAGTACACCGACAAGAGTGTTCCAAGAAATCATAAAATAAGCTCCGAGAGTGTATCCTATCGTTCCCCAGTCAATGTTTTGAATCCCTGTGGAAATAGCTGTTCCGATTCCTGTTCCAAGATTCGTCCAGTTAAACCCGGTAATCAAAAGCTGTGCAGTATTGAAGACCGTATTCACTCCGGCAGCAACAGTAGCTCCCATTAACGGCCATTCAATATTGTCAACAAGGCTATTCATTGTTGTGGTAAAAGCATTGCAGAAATAAGTTATCTTTTCCCCATGCTTATTCCAGTCAAATATGTCATACAATTTCTGCATTCCGGCATTTACGCCCTCTGCCATAATTGAGCCTAGAGAAGTCCAATCTTGAGCCTTGAACGCTTCTCTGATCCGTTTAGCATAATCAGAAATAGCTTTAGTAGGTTCAGTTGTCTCAAACATTTCAGAAACATCTGGTCCCGTATAAGCACCGGAACTTCCGTCAGAGCCACCACTTGAACTTGAGCTTGATGTTGTCGGCTGGATCACATTTAGTTCATCAATTCCAAGAGTATAGTTCTCAAGGTCTTTTGCTGCTTTTGCCGCATCACTTCCAGCTTTTTTAGCACTACTTCCAGTGGATGTGAGTGTTTTTCCGTAGTCTTTCCATGCTTTTTTTGCTTGCACCACTGCTGTTTTTCCAGTCAATACAGCCATGAACTGCGCGACCTTATTCATTGCATTGGCGAGCATATCAATAAATGCTGAAATATACGGTCCGACTACATTGATAATCGGAGCAAAAGCCGCTGCCCATGCATTCTTCAAATACAGAAGAGATGTGACAATACCTGAAATGCTCTTATTGTAATCAGAACTGTATTGAACAAGGTTGTTTGAACCTTCCTTAATAGCATTATTTATTGCGCTCAGCGCTGAAAATACAGTGGAAAATACAAGTGACATTCCTAGCATTCTTCCCATTGACATTTGACCACCGGATTTATTTGTTTTGGTAATCAAATTCTTAAGATCTTTTGCTTTAGAAACCACGCCACCAACTGTTTTTCCCATCTTTCCAAACGTACTTGAAAGAGATTTTGAAACTTTCTGAGTGCCGGAAAGAATCTTTGAAAGATTAGACGCTTCTTTTGTCTCTTCTTCATCAATTCCTTTGTCTTTATCTGGGACGATGCTCGAAAATCTTTGTCTCGTTTCAGCTCCGCTCAATACGGATTTACCATCAGATGCACCAAGTTGTCCGCTTGCCTTTTTGATGGTCTGAGCACTTGCTTTTAAACCGGAAGTTTTCTTTTTCAGTTCTTCGCAAGCCTTTTTCGCAGAATTAACCTCAGAAGAATCAACGGAAATTTTTATGCTTTTGGATGCTTCTGCAACTTTTTGAGAAAGGTCTGTCACTTTCTCTGCTGCTTTTTCTACATCTCCAAGCTTGTTTACGCTGATTTTAATTTGCCGTCCATTGATTTTTGCCATATCTTTGGACATTGTTTTAATAGCGTTTTTTAAATCTTTTACATTCTTAAAATCAAGTCGAGAAATGCTATTGAGATTTCCAGTAAGTGCCTTTATTGTTGGTTGATAAGAGCAAACAGATTGAAGCTGTTGCGATACAGTACCTAATCTCTTTGCCAAATTAGTTAAACTAGCATTTGCTGACTTAGCCGACGCTTCAACTTTTACCTCAAGAGAGTCAACCTCTGTTCCCATGTTTTCACCACCTTTTTACAAAAAATAAAGGATGGTGAACCCATCCTAATTCATCGATGTCTCCGGCAATCCTCTTGCCCTGTCTGCTGCAATCCAAGCATCCATTTTTCTGATTTCCTCTTCCATCTCACGAAGTTCACGTTCTTCATCAGTCATTCGCGATTCTTCAATTAATGTTTTCAGAATCGGTTTCTTCAGATACTTTTCTTCTTTGACAAAGCACGTATTGATTGCACTGATAAGATATTGTCCTGACATCCAATTCATATAATCAATATCAAGGAGTTGCTCTTCGTATCCGGCAGATACCGCTTTCAGGATTCTAGGATTCATGCTCCAAAATTCTGTCCAGCCAACTCCCATTTTTTTTGCTTGTGGATACCATTCACAGGTGAAAAACTCACGCTGAGAACGATACGATCTTACTTCGCTGCTGCTGTTTTTCTGCCGCCAGTGTTCTTCTTCTCCTGATTCTTTGTAGCTTCCGCTTCCGCTCTCTTGTTGAGGTTGCGAAAAAAATCAGACTGTTCCATTTCTTCTTGCATTACTTTGGTTGCATCATCCATTGTGCCACCATTCAGAATATGCTCTTGAATCTCAAGTCCGGCATCTGCACGTCTTTTTCCCATGCACAGCGCAATATATCCTCTAACCATGCTCATCGGTTTCTCTTCCATGGATTCAACTGATACGCCCATGTCCTCAAGGTCGCAAACAAGGTTAAAGTCAAAAGGTTTCCCTGAATATTCTTTTCCATTAATTTCAAATGTTTTCATGTCTTTGTATTCCTTCCCGTAATTTTATATGGGAAGGGCGCCACTAAGAGCGCCCGTTCCTGTTGTTATTCTGTAATGTCAGCGTAATCAAATTTTACGTTCCGAGTATTCGCTGACCTGTCTTGCTCGGAACGTGCTACCCCTTTGTTACTGTAAATGTGCCGTTTCCAGCGTCAACGATTGTATACTCGTCTGTCACTTTCTTTGCGACAGTGTTCTGAATGATGGTTGCTGTCATCTCACAGATTTCATCGACACCACCAACGTCTGACGGAGTAGCTGATACCTGTGCAACGTATGCATATTTTGCAACGCCTCCGATGCCGTCTGTTCCATATAACTGGAAGATAGCTACTCTTTTCTTCTCAAGTTTGTCAATATTGTCCAGGTACTCTTTTTCAAGGTTTCCTATTACCTCTTTTGCATCAGACTGTTTAATACCCATCTCAAATGTCTGTGCATCATCTTCCATAGTTGTTGATTCAACTGTGTTTGGTGCAGACACCGGAGCAGGCATTGATTTTGCTTTCAGAAGCAGTTTGTAACTTCCGGCAAAATCAACAGTTGACAAATCCGCACCATCGTCTAATTCTTTGTAAATAGCTCTTACTTTATAACTGGTTGAAGCCATTTCTTACCTCCATTTCTGCCGTTTAGGCAATAAAAAAGATCCTTTCGGATCAGTGTAACGCATCTATGTTTCCGAGAGTTCGCCTGACTCGCATTACACATCGGTAATATTCGTCTCCGTCACTCTCTCCGGGAAATGAATTGATTTCAAAACCCATATTTTTGTATACCAAGGCAACCTCTTTCAAAACCGCCTTAGCTTCTTTAGCACTTTTATCTGTACTTACTTCCACTTGCATAGAATACAAGATTCCGCTGATATCTTCACCGTCCAAAGTGCGTGCTTTTTCTGCACCAGGCAATTCACGAATGTAAACTGTTGGATATTTTACGGTCACGCCTTTAGGTTTTGAAGTAGTCGTGAAACGAATGTTCGGATACTTACTTTTCAGCTTATCTCCTACTTTCTTCTGAACAATAGAGAAGATGTGTGTCTCTAAGTCGAAAACCCATGAATTATCCACTTCCAAACACCTCCCTCGCTACTTCTGAAACGGATTTAATCATCTCAAGGCTTGCATTGTACATCGGCATAGTTGCTTTGATACCGTAGGAATGATGCCATTTTCCATCATCACCAAAGTAGTACCAACCGTTCGGATCATCCGCATGAGTCTGTCCCGGATAACTGCCAACACCGAATCCAAGCTCTCCGGCTTTTGGGTTTGGGATGCTGTTGTAACGAACACCGGCTCCGAATTCCATAGCGAACAGAAGATTGAACGGTTCTCTTCCCTCTGGATACTTTACTTCACCAGTGGCAATCAGTACCGCTTTGCATCCCATCTCTTCTTCTGTCTTATCACTTTTCAGAGTCACTGTTTTTCCGAGCGGAGATTCTGTCAGCTTTTCAACTGCGACAGTCTGTCCTCTCTCAATCAATTTTTCACAGAACAAGCTTAACTTTGAATCAAGCGATTTCTGGTAAGCTTCAATCTGTTTGATTGCTTCATCAATGCTCTTTTGTGATAATCCGAAACTGATTTTTGTGCTCATTCTTATCCCTCTTTAATCAATCGTTGAAGCAAGAATGTATCTTCGTGCATAGCTTCATCGTTGACATCCTTAACAACGTAATCTGCTGAGTTTTCATCCACGTTTGACATATTTATCGTGTCTTTGTATTTAATGGCTGAATTACGCCAAATACGCGCTCCTTTTGCCAATGGAAGAGTTCCTTTTGCACAGACAATCGTTGCCTTGTCAGAGGAATCATCAATGCCAAACGCCCGAATAAATGTATCGGTCAATGTAGAATTGATATTCGCTCTGAATAACTTAGGTTCCGTGTAGTGTGGTTCAGTCTCTCCTGACTCAACAGGAATTTGTTCTCCATCTACTTCGATATATTTCACATTTCCATCATCATCAGTCATATATACCGGAGACGTACCATCTTGCAAGGAGTAGTACATTTTCTGCTTATTTCTGTTCAGTGTCCTCACTTACGGTCACCTTCTTTACTTGCTTCTGAATCTGATTTACACCAGTACTTGCAAGTCCGGATACAATTCCTACTGCAATTGCATCAAGAACGTCTGTTGCTGGAAAGTTAGGAATTACATACATTCCAACAACTCCGAGAATTCCTCCGGCCACACCAACAATCACAGGGATATAATTATCTTTTACTTTCGGACACAGCTTCGCTCCTAGTCCAACAAGATAAGTAATAACCACGATTGCCAATACGGTTTCCATTGAAAAAATATCCATCATTCTTCACCACCATTCATTCTGTTTTCCAGTGTATCAATTCTGTGATGTGCACTCTTTACACTGTCTTCCAGTTTGATTATTCTTCCATTGTGAGAATCAAGCTTATCTTTCATCTGAGAAATCTCACTTTTGATGTCCTCACTCAAAGAAGAAATGTTATCAAGTTTCATATTGATTTTTGTGTTCTGCCTAACTCTTTCTTCGATATCTTTCGTGTCCGAACGTTTATTGTTCTTCAAACCGAAGAAAATGGAAAAAGCAACTGACACCACACTTATAATGATTGCTGTCGATATTTCAATAGTCATCAATCATTTACCTGCCTTTTTCTTATTTCCATTAGCTGCCCACCACCAAATTAGCTAATACCCTGCGACCATATTGCTGACATCAGCAAAATGTTCACGCACAATCTTCTACAAAAAATGAACATACGGAAGCACGTCATTAAATATCGAACTTGAAACATAAGCATTTTCATAGGAACGGCTGATTGAATTTTCACTATGGCTTGTCTCTCCCTCAGCTCCCTCTTTTGCTTTTAGGTCAACAACAGCCATGGCGATTGTATTCAAATGCTTTTCCATGTCAGATTCTATCTTCGCATCCGTAAAAGACGGAGGATAGTTTCTGCACTGCTTAAATTTCTCAGTTACGAATCCGATTAACAGTTTTGATGGTTTTTCATCGGCAAGCTCTGGAATATCAGACAAGTATTCTACTGATTTCTCATAGATTCTGTCTTCAATTGCCATAGCTGCACCTCACGATCTACAGATTGAACCTTGTAATAAAGTATTCTTTCAAATCTTGCCCAGTCATATCGTCAACATTTGATACTTCATGTTCTCTTGCCAATTCTTTCAAATCAGCAGTGCTCATTCTGTTGATGTCTGTTTTCTTATACTTAAACTCTACCGGTATTTGCATTTTCTCAGAATACAGCCCCGGAGTTTCTTCCGGGACTTCTTCTCCTGCTTTGTACCACTTGCCGTTCATTTTGATAATGTTCTTCGCAAGCATCCGATCACCTCTTACGCTACTTTCATAACAACAACGCTGTTCATTCCCTCAAATGATGGAAGACCAATCATAGATACTACGCAATGAGTATTGATTGGATGCTCTGTTGCATATGTGTAGACAGAAATACCAGTTTCAACAAGTTGCAGATTTCCTCCGGCAAGGTCTCCGCTTCTCTCTTCCGGTGTTCTTCCGAATACGTAGTCTCCAAGATATACTCCTGCTGACTGACAAGAAATAATGTTTGTTGGGATGAAATACTGTGTTGTTCCAGATTCATCAACATACATCTTGTCATATACCTCGATTTCGATTCCGTACTCTCTCAGATAAGAAAGAACATCAGCTTGTCTTACTCTGATACCGCCGTTGTAAGCAGTAATTCCGAGTACCTGTTTCTTTGTGTCTTCTGCTTTCAGAATCATCTCAAATGTCTCTGTATTCATAGAAAATCTTGTCAGAGAATATCCTGTCTTCTTTGCAAAATCACGTCTTGTGTCAATCAAGTCTTGAAGTGGTGTTGCTGTTGCCGGAACGTTCCACTTATCAGATGCACCCTGAATCTCAACGAAGTGATCTGCCTTGTGCTTTGCTCCATTGTCTGTTGTGTAATCAATTGTGTATGTCTTGTCTTTGATTTTAACAGTAACTTTCGGAACACCGTCTGACGGAGCAAGTAACTGCCAAATCTGTCTCTCAGGAACTACCATAGCTCCTTGAATCAGATTCATAGGTTTCTTGCTGATCTGTCTGAGTACTTGATTTGCAAGATTTGAGTTTTCGGCAGACTGATAGTTCGCATACTGCTGCTCCTCTTTTTCTGTTACCATATAGGACTCTCTGTAGAACGGCATTTCGTTCTGGATGTCCTGGAATCCACCAACATCTCTTAATTCTGCCTGTGCATCAAAGTTGGCTGCTTTCAGAGAGATTGGCTGAGAATTTTCGCCAAGGATATATCTCATCTCCAGTGAATCCTGTTTTGTTGTTCCAAATTTCTGTCTTCCAAGATACGGTGGAAGCGCAAGAGACGCTTTGTAGTTATTCCACATAACTCCAAGACTTCTCGCTGTAAATGCTTGACTTAATGGTAATGCCATGTCTGTTATTCCTCCTTAATTAACCTTCTGCAATCTTTGGTGCTCCGTAAAAAGTAACTCTCGGAGTCGCTTTTCTTGCCGCATCTGCAATTGAAAGACCTGTTACTTTTTCCCAATCAATCGTTCCCTGATATACATATGTTCCCGGTGCATCTCCCTGTGTAACATCAACGTCCTCAAGAAGATATCCAAGGCATTCAGCATCATTGGACGGATACGGCGTTCCAGCTTTTACAATTTTCATTCCGTTGTTATCTGCCGCAGATACCATTGACTGCTGTACTACGCAAGCAGCTCCCTCATACGGGAAGAACTTCAGAATTCCTTTACCTTGTGTAAAATCTCTTACAATTGGTTTACCCATTGCTTAATTCCTCCTTATTTCAAAACGTAGTAGTCTTTTACAGACCGCTCACTCTGTTTGTTGCCGAAAACAATAGATTCTGCATTTTTCACATCTTCCGGCTTATCATCTTGTTTTCCACCGCCAGGATTTCCACCGCCCGGATTAATTGAACCGTTAGCGATTTCCTGTTCTTTCGCCTGTGCGGCGGCTGTTTCTTTATCGGCGATAATCTGTGACATGGAATCAATGGCTGTCTTTGCAAGATCGTAATTGTCTTGAAAACCAGCAAGAACATTCTCTGCCTGTTCACCCGTCAGTCCTTTTTCAGCAGCATAAGCACGAATATCTTTCTTGATGTTCTCTTTCTGCAATGCATCAATCTGTTTTCTCAGCTTCTCAATCTCGTTATCGTTCTGTGGTGCCGGATTTGGGTTCGGCTGTGGATTTGGAACTGGTGCCGGTGTAGGCTGTGGCTGAGGTTCCGGCTTTGGTGCTGGATTTGGGTTCTGTGCCGGAGCTGGTCTGTTATTATGAAACTGATTCAAATAATTAGTGACCTGTGCATCTGTCGGCTCTTCAATTCCTAACGCAACCAAATTTTGTTTTGCTTCTTCTCTTGTCATAGTTATTACCTCCGTGATCTACATTTGATTTCGCTGTTCTATCAGCATGGATTTTTTCTTTTTCCATTTGACGCATGGATGCAAATTTATATAGAAAAAGCCAACCACTGATTTCTCAATGACTGGCTTATTTCTACTATCCTAATTTCTGCCAACTCTTTGTCTCAGAGTTGAATTTGTATAATTCCGATGTGTCTAACATCAAACAGGAACTTCCTGCATCTACATAAGTCGGGAGCTTATCAACATCTTTTGACTGAGCTTCATAGCTTCTAACATTTCCCGATGCTTCGGTACAAACAATGCTCCCCATATCCGGCACATCTGTTCCCGGAGGATACGTCTGTCCGTCTTGTTTTACTGTGTAATCATATGTCATTCTTCTACCTCCGGCGTTTTGTTGCCATTTGAATTCTGATTATTTCCCGGTTCTTGATTCTGATTAGCATTATCATCAATTTGATTTTGCTTATTTTCATCATCAGAGGTCCTGTAAAGCACATCCAAATAAGGCTTGGACAGAATGTACGCTTTTTCACTATCCGGGAATAATGTGCTAAGCTCATATGCAAGTTTCGGATGAGTGCCGTCTTTCAACAGGTAGTCCAGAAACTGTGCCTTTACTAGCATATTATCCATAGGGCTGTGATTAATAATCACTTCAAACTGGCTCGTATCAATAGGACATTCATTTTTCCCTTTTCTTACACGAATAATATTCAAGATAACTTCATTCAGTCTTTGTTCTGACTCTTGAATAATCGGGTCTTTCAGTTTTCCTCTCGTCTTAGCCATATCCCATCCGTTGCGGAGTTGTACCGCCCCTTGAGTGTCACCTCCTGTGTTTCCCTCAAGTTTAGGAATGGCAAGAATCTGTAAGATATTATCCAGCAAGTCTTGTTTTGCAACCTGTGACTGAGTTTGATTTAGCTCCTGTGTCATAATATCAACATCAGCCTTATTGTCAGTACCATTGTTTGATTTAACAACAAGAGCACCTTCCATTTTCATCTGTTGGAATGTTTCATGGTCAACTGTACAGTTTACAAATTTCACCCAAGCACTAACGAACTGCTCAATGCTGTCCATTCTGTTTGACTGCATATTGTTAATTGCATCAAACATGGATGCTACAAGCTCAATATCAGAAATTCTCTCAAAATTGTTTGGGTATTCAACAATAGGGATTCCACCAAACGCATGTACACCCCATTGTTCAACTTTTCCGTCTTTGATAATGCATTGGTGCGTTTTCGTGTGGCATGACTTATACCATTCACCATTCAAGTCCTTGAATTCCTGAACAGAAACAAGCGGTTCTTCCGTAATAGATGAATAAATGATGTAGGTATTCATCGGAGTTGGAACTGTAATTCTAAACGGCATTTTTTCTCCCGGTTTTTCAAACTGAGCAGCTAAAAAAGCTGTTCCAGTTGCCGACTGCCACTCACCAGCTCTGATATTTCTAGCATGTTTATGAGCGCGTCTCAAATAATTATTAAACACGTCAACATATTCACTGATATTTTCCTTTACAATGCTCACGCACTGCAACGGTTCTCCATAGGACTGTCCTACTTTGAACTGAACTGCTTCATAAGCGTGATTTTCTACTACTTTGTTTACCACATCATCTCTGATCGTCTTTGTACGGTACAGAATCGGTTGATCTCCTTTGTAGTAGTCCCACAAATATTTAGTAACACTTTTGTTAAAGTAAAAGATTCCAAGTGTTTCCCCTACAACTTCCAAAATATTGCTTTGATCAACCTCTTCGACATTCGCATATGCAATTTTTCTTCCGTATTTGCCTTTTACAAGGTCTTGTAGAGTATTCTTGTTCATTTCTTCACCTTAAATCAAAAAAGTCATTCCGCTACTGCAATTTCTAATTGGCAGCGACTTCCTGACTGTTTCTCCCGTTGCTACTTTGAAAATAATCTTTTTGTTGCACTTCTTGCATCGACAGACTTTGTCGATTTTTCCTTTTCCGTCATAAGTGCCAACTTTCCTGTTGCACTTCGGACAATAGATTGTTTGTTCTTTTACCATGTTTTTCACCAATAAAAAATGCACCTGGTTCGTCATTCCAAGTGCATCTTTGAAAAAGGATTGTGAGAATTATTATGTATCCTCAAGTTGTATTTCTTCGATTATTATTATATCACGTCAAGTATTTGGAAAAATAGTGAAAAGATGTGAAATTATATGAAATTATGTGAAGCGATTACAGATAATAAGAGCCGAAATACTTCTCAAACTCTTGTAATGCTCTTCCATGAATTGACATTGCATTTCGGAAAGTGCATCCCATCTCCACGCTGATTACATTCCAGTCTTTGCATAAGACGTATCTTTCGTACAAGATTCTGTACTGATTTGTATTTTGGATCATCTCTATCTGTTGAACAATTTCTTTTTTCTTTTGTAGTGAGCGTTCAACAGAATCTGCAAGCTCTGCTTCTGCATCTGCAATTTTAGAGACAAGACTTCCCATTTTGTCCGGTTCTCCGCTGCTCTGAACATTAACCTCTTTTGGAGACACAGAAATAGAACAAGCCATATCTCTCAACTGATTAATTTCTTCCATTTTGTTCTTGATTCTGAAATTTAACTTTGAAATCTGTCCCAAATATGTTTTTGTATCCATTATCTATAACCTCCTCTAAACGGATTGTGTACCGCTTCGACTCTTGGTGGTTCCCATGTTCCTTCAATGAAATATGCAAGCGACGCAAGACAATCAGGAGCGTCTTCATGCTTATTTTTACCCTTAATGGTAAAAGAGTACAGATTCCTCATAAAGTTCCTATATTCTTGATTTCTGAACCCAGTATCGCGAAAATAAAACTCACGTATAGAACCAGCTTTGTCCCAAATTCTCTGACTTTTTCTCATTGATGTAGGTGCATACTGAGAAACAAGAGTTACCTTATGTCCTTTTTCTCTCAGTATTTCGTCCACTTCATCTTTGTAACCCTCTCCACCTTGGTTTGATTCAAAATACACACTTCCTATGTTGTGGTCAATAATCATATTCACAACTTTTGGCTTTGTGATTTTCTTTTCTGAATTATCAAAAATGACATCATCAATGTATATGGACCCGTCTTCGTACATGTAAGCCACAGCAAATGCCAAGTAGTCTTCACCTCCGAGAGCCACATCACATGCAGCACAAATTCTATATGGTTCTTGCGCTGGGAGCACTCCATTGTAGAATCTCATGTGTTCTTGATTAAATACAGCTCCGTCTCTTTCAATAGGCTCCTGCTGGCACTGTGCATACCATCCGGCCATATCATCGTTTTCTTCAAATTTTGCACGTTTGATCCTATAGAATTTTGTTGAAAATCCAACTCCATAGTCATAATCAAAGTTACTTTCATCTGTAACTGGATCAAGTGCTGGAATCTTCAAAATATCATACCTGATATCTTTTGCCTCTGGATTGTTCTCTAAGAAATCCAATCTGTCCATGTAGATATCTTTCAGACTCCAAATTGTACCGTTGTAGATTATTTTGCATTTCTCTTTCTTACGGGTCATTACGTTGTTGTCAAAGATAGTCTGCTTTCTTTTGAGAACATCTGGGTTTAAAACATCCTGAATACCCTCGATAATGTCATCAACAATTAGCCATCCATACGCATCGTATTCGCCGTTAAGTCCGGATGTAAGTCCTTTTCCAGAAAGAGATTTATATTTTTTCTTTCTTCCTAAATCAACCTTATTGTTTTTTAAGTCAGTATCTTTGATAATTCCTTTTGGGAACACCTCTTTAAAGCAATAAGTCGGGTCAGTCCATATTTCCATAACTCCATCAAGGAACGCGCTTCCAAGGCCCTCTTTGTATGTTACGTACAAATTGCTCGCTTCCATATCTCTAGCGCATTTCCATGAAGTCGCAAGCGTAAGTTCTTGGCTTTTACCAACACGGGCAGGCATATGAACAAACAGTTCATCCAATAAATCGTCTTCAAGCATCTGAATCTTGTCAGTTACCAATTTCAATGTTTTTCTTCTCGGCTCGTAGAATCTGTCTCTTCGTTTTCTGTTTTTTTCCACATACAGCATATAGCTGTCAAGAATTTCCGGTGCTTCTATTTTCAAAATCTTATAATACTGATTAATCAAGTCAAACTCTGTCTTATTCTGCTGAGCATAATCTTCAAGCCACGCAAAATCCCCACCGTTTGTCTGTTTTTTTATGATTTGATTAACAATCTGCTTTGCTCTATCAGAAACTTGCAATCCGTACTTTATGTCTTTCTCTTGCTCAAATGCAGTCTGAACCGCAAGGATGTACGCATCAAGCACCTGTTCGTCAATCCCCTTACGCTCTATGTAGTTTTCATACCCTTTTACGGTTTTAATCAAATAATCGCTCGCCATAACACAAAAAGTGCCCCCTAACTCTTAAAATAAAAAAGTTAAGGAGCACTCCCCTGTTCCCTGTCCGCATCCGGGCATGAGCTGTTAATATTTAATTTTCATTAATCTGATCTTTTCCAATCAACAAGTCATCTTTCAATGTATTAATCAGAACTTCCGTCTCTTTCACGATGCTCCAATCTTTCTTGCTGATTAGCGGAACTCCATTGTCATCCGTCTTTACTCTTTCAACAGAGCAATAAACTTCTCCCGGTTCCGCATGAAATATAAAATCAGCCATTGTAGCTTTTGGAATCTGTTTTCCATCAACAAAAACCTTTGTAGTTGTTCCATCACTTTCGATTCTGATATCCATTATTTCACAACCTTTTCTTTGTGACTGGTAATCTTCGCCCCGTCTTTTGTCGGTCGGATTGTCACTGTATAACCGGAATTCACCACCAAACTGGCAATATCTTCCATTTTGCAAGTAATCACGCGTTTTACTTCATTTTTTCTCATTTCATCGTCCATTTTCATCACTATTTCTTCCTTTCGAACAGTTCTTCCGGCAGTGGTTCTCCCATCCAAACCATTCTTAGATATTTGCGGAATGTCGGAGTACAGACACCCATTTTCTTTGCCGCTTCATCCATTGTAATTTTATGGCTGCAATAATCATTAATAGCATCGACGAAATTGTCTCTGTCAAGCACCTTGATTTTTCTTCCCATCAAAACTATCCTTTCTTCTCTTCACATTTCCATTTTTTTCAAACAAGCGTAACTGGAATCGAACCAGTACACCAGGAGTCAAAGTCCTGTGCTCTACCATTAAGCTATACGCCCTTAGCTGCAAGAAATTTACCTCGAAAGCCGTAAGGAATTCTTGCACTGCTACGGTTCTTTATAATATTGGAGTTTATTATATGATCGATAAACCACGTCTTTTATTAACAAAACGTTAGTTTCCGAGCTTCAGCGAACTCCGCAGCTAAAACACTGATTGAATTTTAATTCAAACATGATTAGGGTTTCCCCTTATTCATCATGAAATCATGTTTGAAAATAGCCATATAAGGATTCGAACCTCAATCTTTCACTTGGGTAGGGGTAGAATGAACGCTTTACCATTAAGCTATACGGCTTCCAGCTACACTGTAGCAAGGAAAGTAAGTTATGAAAAAGTTTTTTCTCCGAAACTCGGAGAGAGCTATCGCCCGGAATCGAACCGGACCCTGTTGATTCGTAATCAACTGCTCTACCATTTGAGCTATGATAGCATTTCACGGTTTTTGAAATCTTTTAATCACTTTAAACTTATGGGAATCAAAACTAATCTAAAGGGAAATGGCATATTTACTGCACATAGGGCGCGTACATGAGGGGTGTTTCTGAGAACCGTGAAACTCAGAACGCCACAAGGAGGATTCGAACCTCCAAGTCGTTTCCGACCGAATGGTTAGCAACCATCTCCAATACCTTTATGGGATTGTGGCTTACGACTGGGTGAATCGTCATTCAATTACTTGCCGATCATCAGCAAAACCAGCCTTGATTACGTCAGATTACAATCAACAACGATATTCTGACGGAACCGATTTCAGAATCGGCTAAACCTACCGGGACTTGTGACGTCCCTTTGTTCAGCTTTCCGCTAGTAGGTGGAGAATCGTCACATGGACGAATATATGAAACAAAGTATTAGTAAATGTCTTAATTATTTTTTTGGCGTGGAAATCGCAAATCCTAGAAATCCAGCAAAAATGATTACCGCCATAACAATCACTGAGAGAAATGCTTTTACGATTGTTGTCCAAATAATCGCTGCTGTAATTTGCCCTGCATCCAAAGCAATACAAGCTGTCAAAATTGATTTAAACAAAAGCAAATATCCTCCGACATAAAGTCCTCCGGCAACTCCGGCAATTAGAAATGCAATTGACAAAATCCATCTTAATTTCTTCATGATTAATCCTCCTGTTCGCCAGGACGTTTGCTTATTGGATCTACTCCAATCAAGCACCCATTTCCGGCATATGCTATAAATTCAAATTTATTATTCACAACAACCTTTGATGTTTCGCTGAAAGGCTCTATCAGTTGATATGTCTCAAATATTGGCAGATACAGTGCTTTTGGTGTTTGCCAGTACAGTTTCCTTTTACCATCAAGTTTAAATCCGGCATCTGTAGTAATTGTCTCAAACCTTAAAATTCCAAGAACTTCCTGCCCTGTTGTTTCAATATGTGCAATTGTTTTTTGTATCATTCCGCAAACACCCAATCTTCAGCAAGCATATCTGCTCTTATCTTTCTCACCCATCATTTATTCCTCTTGCGTCCACTATCCCAAAACAAAAACGAAAATGTTTCTAATTCAGGCACTTTAACGCCGCATAATGCACATGTCAGCTGAATCTCCGCATTTCTTGTAAAACTCAGAATAAATGCTATAAAACATATCAACAGCTTTCTGCGTTTCTTTATCAATCATCCGACACACCTCTAATACAAGCAATCACTATAATGAAATTTGCAAAAATCAACAGTAGTCTACTTACTTCTCTTCTCCCTGTGCTTCATCTGACAAGAAATCATTTGCACCACATTTGTTCTTTCTTGTCTGATTCCGTGTCCCTGTTTGAAAAGTTTGCATTCAAGAATCTCTCCGCAGTGAACACATTCATCGTTGATTTCTTTCCCGGCAATTCTCATGTCATCCCTCCCCGGAAATACGTTTCGTGATTCTCTCAGCGATAGCAAGTGTCTTTTCTCCAACCTCAGGTATCTCACGTATCACTGATTCAACAGATGCCACAAACGCATCATAGAATTCTCCGTGCTTCATCAGTTCACTTTTGACAACCGCACATGATGTTTGGAGAATCTGCTCTTTGAACCCGATATCATTCATACGAATCGCCCCGTAAGGTTCTTTCTCTAGCGTACAGATCAACAAGAACTCTAATTGCTGTCTTCAAGTCTTCATTGTCTATTTCGAGATATCTGTTCTTATCTTCTGCAATCTCGATTTCACGAATGAGGTCTGATCTGTCGCAATCCTCATATGGGTCAAACGAGAATGGGAGTGATTCATCCTCAAGAGATTTGATATCTTCTCCGAATGCAGTAGTATCGATTTCCTGTCCGGCAAATTCCATCGAATAGTCTTTGAACTCAAGAACAAGTCCGCACTCTTCGCACCACTGACTTGCCAAACACAGCATCTCTTTCAGTTCCCGTTTACTCAATCCCTTCAAATCTTTCTTTGTAATCATTTTCCTGGTATCACCTTTCCGCAGCTCTTACACCGCCAATAATGTTTTGTCTTGAAACTTCCGTCTTCCTGTCGAACAAGGTCTGAATGGTCATGCACCACGTGATCGTGTCGACAGAACAGGCGTTGAATGATTTTCAGCATATATTCTCTCCTACTCAATCCTCAGGATGTACTTGATATCTTTGTCATTGACAATTGCTCTGATCTCTTCTCCCTGCTCAAAGACAATCAAGTTATCTTTTTCGATTCTCACTGAATCCGCTGTTATCGTCATCGTTACTCTCTCTTGAGCTATCTCGTATCTGTGCATAATCAGTTTCTCCTGTCTGTTTTCCGTCTCATTGGCAATCCGTGGTATTTTCGATAGTTATTTGAACCGAATAGCAATTTCCAAGCGAATGTGTTTCTAACGAGTGATTCATCAAACTCAAACTTGATATCTAGTCCGCCATCGTTGTTCATATGTGTTGTGATTTCTGCATCATCAACAAGTTTTTCAGAAAGATCATGAATCCAATCACCTATAATCGTCATTCTTCTAACAATTCCATCAGACGTTATAAAAACCTGTCTGAGATTTTCATCTTTCTCACCCATCGTAACACCTCTTTTTATTTTGGGAAATTTCAGAACGACTTAGCAAGCCGATTTTTCACTATTGATTTAAGGGGGTCCCCCATCGGTCAGAGCGTCGAACATTTGTTCCGAACACATGATTCTATACGAAAAATACTTATTTATCCAATAGAGTTGACCATTTCCGAGGAAACTCTGTTTAAAATCACTGCAAAGTCAATGATTTATTTTAACCATCAGTTTTTCCGTTCTCAAATCTTAAAAAATATCAATCGTTTTCCTCGATCTGTGGCGGTAAATCCTGTCCGAGCTGTGGCAATTGATCCGCGGTCAGTGGTCTTGCCTCCACTTTCTCACGGCTAACCCCTGGAAGGTTCCACATATGGTGTCTGTTCAGTGATGGTAGTACCTTCATTGGATTGATGCGCTTATCTTGTAACATTGACTCTAATGATTGTTCGTTGTCATCCATGATTTTCTTGCGCAAATCGAAATATTTTTTACTTAGTCTATTACTATTACCACCACTATTACTAGGATTATATTTAGTGTTATATCTACTGTCTTTATCCCAGTTATATAGTGTTTGTTTATCTATCCCAGACATATCAGAGAAGCCTTTAATGTTTACAACTTGGCAATGTCTATTGCAGATTCTCTTGTAAATCTCATAGGCATTCATGACTTTCTCATCGTCATAGGTTCCGCCAATGCTGCCATTGATCCAGAGCAAATTCCCGTTCTTCTCGAACAGTGTCACTCTGATCTCCTCGATAATGTCATTCCAAATCTGTGGTGGAATGTCTGACTCGTCAAGATCATCTCTCATGCAGTAATCAGTGATCACGTCATCAACTAAGGCTCTGAGGTTGACTGGATCAACTTCAACACTTTCAACACTGTTCACCGTTTCAACTTCTACTCTCTCTGTTTTCTGTGTTCTTCTCTTAGCCATTGTTTTTCACCTCCGCATTGTTAATAATCTATAAACAAAAAAGCCTAGACACACCGAGATATTAAACAGCTCATTGTCTGTTATTTTCTCGATATGCCTAGGCTGACGATTCCTAGCTCTTTTCGATCCAGCTCCCATTCGGCTTTCACGGATTTCTTGTCGCTGATGCCATTATAACACAACGAAAATCTGTTTGCAATAGTGTCGAGTAAATTAATTTTAAATTTTTATCAAGGCGTGTGCGTCCGTGTATGTGCGTGCTCGGCTGTGCACTGGCGTGTCCGTGTTTTGATAATCAGATCAGACAATGCACTGTTCTGTTGGCTGTGGTTGTCTCTTCCGGCCGTTGTTCATTTCTTGTCTGATCGATTTATTTTTACATCGATTTTGGGGAGGTACACAGTCGGTGTTTTCTCAAAACCCGACCTTTTTAAAACTATAGACTGAACGTAGTGAAGGATATAGTTTTGAAAAGTAATATATATAATATTATAAATTATTTAGTAA